CTATCTTCAGGGATTGTTACATAATGATCTTCAAAAAGACTCTTCATTCCTTGGAGGAATGATTCGGTCATTTCAGTCTTGAGACCGTGCTCAACTGCAAGTGCATTCTCTTGAATCCACTCGTCAGCAACATACTCAAGATAAGTATCTACACGCTCAGTTAGTTCTTCTTTAATAAACTGAACTTCTTCAATAAGTGCATTTTCATAAGTTTCTTGAAGTTCTTCTTTAATTTCTGAAACTTTAGAACGAATCGCAGCTTCAAAAATAGTACGTGCTTTCTCTTGGAATTCCTCAGAAAGCTCTTCACCAGCAAGGAGAGCATTGACATCTTCTTCGATGTCAAACTCTTCCTTCATTTCGTCTTCATCTTCTTCATCGCCTTCTTCTTCATCGCCTTTTTCTTTTTTCTTCTTAGTAGAAGCTTCAGAAACTACTTCTTCGTCTTCGTCGAGTTCTTCTTCATCGACAAGATCTTCTTCCTCATCAACTTCTTCCTTTGCCATTGTTGGCATAGGTTCTGCAGCAGCTGCTTTAGCATTAACAACATTTCTTACCTGAGCAAGAGTTGCTCCAGGTGTTTTTAGAGTTGCTGAATCATCGTCTGGACGATAATTTTGTGGAGTAGGACCACCCAAATCCTCCCAAGCACCAGTTTGCCCAGGAATCATGACTCCAGAAGCATTCTGTGCAATGGTGCTCATTGGTTCGGCAGGTGCAGCTCCTTTGGTTACTACGTTTTCCATTTCTTGTAAATTTCTACCAACGGACATTTGATTGATTGTGTTATAATCTATATTTATTTATAAATTAAAGATTTGCTAAGAAATCTTGGAATAGTTGAACTTTATGTTCATCTAATCTTTTTTGATCAACTAAGGTATTGATTCTTCTTTGTGTATTATTTGCAAGTTGTTCACGAAGGATTCCTCCTTCCCAAACCCACTCCTTACCTTCCATAATACCTTGAACAAAGGCATCAGGAGCAGAAGGATCAGCAACAATATCAGCAGCAGTTGCTAGCATAAAATCTTCACCAACAATTTTATGACCTTCATTGGTCATTTTTAATGATCCAACACCGCGAGAAGAAACACCAAGCATTACTCCTTCATCAATGAGAGATTTTGCAATCTTACCCATAGGAGTTTCAAGAAGTTGTGCTTTTCCTCTAAAGTTTGTTCCATTCTGTTCGAGGGAAACAATCTTATGAGAAACACGATCTAGATTTACTGTAGGTCCATCAGGATGTCCTAGTTCACCAAGAGCACGACCTTTATTGATAAAGGACTCTGTATATCTCTTTACCTCACGAGAAAGAGTATCCATTGGATACATTCTTCCATTACGGTTACAAATATCACCTTGAAGGAAAACTCCCTCAATGTACAGTTTTTTCTGAGATCCTTTTCCTTCAGTAATAAATTTAACTTGTGATACTTCTTCTGTGATGAGTTTCATTTTTTTTATTCGGAAACTAATTGGACTATTTCTGTTATACTGACATTTGTCGAAGAACTTTCAGCAATAGCAGACACTTTCACACTTCTCGAAACAGTAGATCCTGAAGTTGTAATTATTCCAACAATACTTGATGTATTTGCTGATATTGTGATTGATGAATCTGTCAATGATGTAACTAATTGGTGAACTGTATTAATTCCAGATGGTTGTGCATTTTCAATTGTTACATAATCTCCCAAGAGAAAGGGATTGCCAGCATTATTTGAAAATAAAATTACAGTTGATGTTCCTGTAGTAATACCTGCAATTTGTTGCTTAGCAATTCTTTCTTTCAATACTTCGCTACCATAAGGTGGCAAATGGAAAGAATTATTGGTTACAATTGGATCACCACCAGTTTCAACATACACTGCAGTGACTCCAGTAGATACTCTAATATATCCACTTTTTAACGCAATAGGATTACTAGTAGCAGCCGTAGAAACTGTGGGGGAAATTCTATTGACGTTTTGAACTATTTTTATAGCCATTATTCATCATCTCCAGAAGTCTCTTCATTATCAAACATTATTGATGCAACTTCTGGACGAACAGCATCTATTCTGTTTGCAGTTTTTGCATATAGTAATTCTTTAATTTTTTCGGACACCTTTGAAGGTGATTCATCAGTAGCAATCAAATCGATAAGTTCTTCCATAAAAATTGATTTTATATTTATACGATTATTTATATTTTCCCACCTTTAGGTTGTGGAATTTCTAAAGAGGAAGTATCTACAGATGGTTCCATAGGTACTTCTCCACTTGCTCCTTGTTGAATATCTTGCGGTTGCTGATCTTGTGGGATTGGATTTCCCATTTCATCTACGGGGGCATTTGGATCTGGTAAAATACCTTTAGCAATTTCATCTTCAATTTGGAGATCAATTTCAATAATCTCAGAATCAGTCTGACGTAGTATTTTTTTACGAACATACTCCGTAGAATAATATTTTCCAATAAATGGTTCTACAGTTGTTGCTAATGTTAATCTGTTTGTAAGTAGTTCTGCTTCTTTTAATTCGGCAAAATGATTATCATATAAAAAGTCATACTGAATGTGATCACACATTTGTTCCCAATCTTTTGGGGAAACGACATTTTTTAGTAATAATTGTGTGCGTAAAATATCATTAAATAAATTTGAGAATCTTTTTCTCAATCTACCTACAAATTTCGAGAACATTAATTCATCACGAAGAATTTCTGAGGATCTTCCAAGATTAAATCCATCACCACCACCAGCAATTCTAGTTTCAGGAACTCCTAGTGCTCTGTAAAGTTTCTTTTGGAAGTATTCAATATCTGAAAGTTCTCCAAGATTTTGTCCACCTGGAAGAGTAGTGATTTCAGTACCTCTACCACCTTCACGGCGAGGAAGCCAGAAATCTTCAAGCATACTCATAAACTTTCTATCATCACGAACTTCTCCAGTGTTTGCATCGTAAACAAGTTTATTACGATAACGACTCATCACTTCTTTGAGATATTGTTCTGCCTTTACTTTAGGAAGATTTCCAACATCAATATAAAAAATTCTTCTTTCTGGTGCTCTCGAAAGACGATAAATGACTAAAGAATCCTCAATCATACGAAGTTGATTGAGTGCCTTGATTGCTTTATGTAAATATGAAAGTATTGTACCTTTATTTCTATCTACTAATCCTGAAGTACAATAAGTTACTGAATCTTTTGCAATTTTGACTCCTTTTTTAGATCCACCACTAATTGTTCCTGATGGAAAATTGGGAGTTGGAGTATAAACAAAATACTCTTCTATTTCTGGAAAAGCATATTGATCTGCATCATTTCCAGATCTTAAATTTAAATTTCTATATCCTTCTAATTGATTTTCAGTCTTTTTTTCTTGACGAACATGCTTCATTTTCATTGGATCAACATATCTCAATTCCTGAATACCTGATTCTGGATTTTTTTGATCAATGACTTTTAAATAAAATAAACGTCCATCAATGTACCAATTTCTAAAAATTTCATGGCACTTTTTATCAAAGTCCATCATTTCTTTAATATATCTAAATTCTGCTCTAATAATTTCCTTCAAACGATCACTAGCATTTAAATTAGATAATTCAATTTCTACTGGAGAATCATATAAATCACTAACTATTGCTTCATTAACAACACTTTCTATGGCATTATCACATTCTGGGTGAAGTGCCATTTCACGATATCTTCTAATTAGATCATATTCTGTTCTATAGACTCCTTCAATATCTACATATTGGCCATAAAATCCAGATTGAATAAAATAATCAACCCCGTCCTCATTATTTGGAGGTACGGGGGAAACTATAGACTTAGATTTTTTATCATTATTTTCAATTGAAAAACCAAAAAGTTTCGCCATTTTATAAACTTAAATTGCTTGTATAAACTATTTAGTTGATGTCTTCCCCACCAGCAGAAGGTGAATTACCTTTAACAGCTTCCCACCAAAGAATTTGAAACTCTACGGGGAATTCCTGAATTGTACTTGTATTATAATCCAAAGGAATTGCTCCAATTGATGTTGGGAAAATGTCATAGAAATGATATGCTCTTAAAGTAGATCCATCACGATCAAGTTGGTATACAAATGCATCTGCAGTATATGATGCTGGATTAGTTTCACCAGTGTTATCAGAAACTCTGTTAATTTTATTCATCCAATTTTCCATAGCAGAACGGATTGAAAAATCGGTGTCATTGATTACAGTTACTGTCCAACTTTCAAATGATCTGTCTCCAGCAACTTTTAAAGTTCTTCCTCTAAATGGAACATCTAGTGGAGCTACATTTGATGCTGGTAAATTTGCACCTTTGACCAAAAATCTTGCTTTATCTAGAACATTAATGTCTGCTGCAGCAATATCTGGGAAAGAAAGAACGACTTCAAATAAGTTAGAACGAGCACCACCACCAGTTAACTTACTTTTGAAGTCAGTAATCTTTCTTAGTGGAGGTGGATTTAGTTGTTGTCTAGTTGCCATAGTTTTTTAAACCTCTAAATTAAAAGTTACCGATGACTTCTTGGAAATCAACACCAGTTTTGGTGGCAATAAAATTAAGTCCAATATAATTGATTGATCTTGATGGTTTGATGTAAATATCGGCAATAAATTCATTATTGTCGATCACTGCACTAGTGTTGTTTGTTTCATCACAAACAACGATATAATCAAAAATTCCTCTCTTTGATTGAACATCACGAAGGAATGGTTCAATAGTATTTACAAAGTTTGTTCTGGTAATCTCATCATTAAATTCAAATAAAACATCCTTTGCTGCTCTTGAAATAGCATCCTCAAGATATACAAAAAGACGACGAACATTAATACGATCAAATGCTGATGCTTTTGCTAAACCAGTCTTATCTCCAAATAGAATAATTCCAGCTCCAGGTGAGAAGATTACTGGATTGATTCTATTGCTATAAAGAACATCTCTTTGAGATTTTGTTGGATTGTATGCAAGTTTAACTGCATTTAAAATCGCACCTCTTGTTGTTCCTGCTGGAGAATACCATGGGAAGTTATTAATATCATTACGAGCACAAAGTCCAGCCATATCACCATTTAATGGGACATATCTGAAAGTATTTGAGAATCTATCATACATGTACTTATATCCACTATCAAATACTCCATATGATGAAGATGCTACTGGGGAATAGAATGAAATCAGTTTATCTGTAATATCCGCAGCAGATCTCACTGTCACACTGGTTTGAGAAGAAGTGTCAGTTAGTTGAGAACCTCTATATGGTGAAACAAATGCAATTGCATCCTTTCTCAATTCTGCAACAGAAATAATTTTATTTGCAAGTGCCTGTGCAGTTTCTTTCTCATATGCGGCAGAACCCATTAAGAGAAAATCTACTTTAAAGTTTTCAGTATTTTCAAATAAATCATATCCAGATGAAAGACCTGAAAGATCAACTTTAAGGGAATTAGTTTCTTCAATGTTAGCATTTCCACTATAATCTTTACCTTCAGTTAAAGTGTTTGTTGATGATCCAGAGGCTGCAAAGATTATTCCATCTGCTTCTTGATCCCATGCAACATCATCTGCAAGATTAAAATCGGAAGAGTATCCTGTAGTTACAATTCCTGTAGGTGCTCCAAGTCCAAAGATATATGAAGAATTGCTTGAAAGATAAGATCTCCAATATGAAGGATCTCCAACGGAGAATGTTGCATTAGATGCTTTAGAAAGACCTGTGTGCTTTTCTAAAATTGCTCCGGCATTACCTGTGATTGTTCCAAGAGCATCAATTACAACTACATGAACTTCATCAAATCTTGAGTTTCTTGCTGCAGCATATGCAGAAGTTCCTGGTCTTGGTGCAATATTATTCCAATAAATTGATGAAGTACTTGTAAGACCTATAGTTT